ATGGATATGCTTAAAAAAAAGAGAGGGGCCAAAAACCCCTCTTTTTTTTCACGTACTTTTTTCAACCAAAAAAATAACCAATTCTCTAAATTATTGAAATCGCAATTCCAGTCTTTGATTCTTTTCTTGCAGGATAAACCGTAAAGACCTCTCCTGATTCCTCATCCAAAAATGAGGTTTTTTCTTTTAAAGTTTTCAAAAATGATTGACGATCTTTTTCTTCTTTGCTGATCTGGTCCTTTTGCTCGGCAATTCGGGCAATGATTGGATCGCCCGTTTTATCGAAATACCATTTAGTGCCCATTTCTTTGACTTCAACCTTTGCGCCATAGATCGCAAACGACTTGCCGTGTTTCTGGGCCTCTGACAAGGCGTATTCCTGAATTGAGTCTATTGCACCATCCAGAGCCTTGCTCATTGCCTTAAGCTTTACAAGCAGGAATAACGGGTCTTCAAACCCGTTTGTAACTGAATCCAGTATTTCGTTCTGGAATTCAAGAATCTGATCCCCTGTTTGAGGACCAGATTTTATTAGTTCAATGTTGTTCATGATTGTTTAATTTTAAAAAGGCATTTCATCTTCTTCCTGTGAAGCCGGACCAAAGTTTTCAATCTTATTTTTGATTTCTTCCATGTGCCTAATCTCTGGGCTGATCATGGTCTTGTATTCCTTGGACTGTCTGATCTTGTCTTTCAAAAAGTCCGGCAGAAAATCAAACTTGTTCTGATCGAAATTCTCCAACGTGAACTCGAACGATGGGTTGATCTGCGGAGGCATGATAACGCCTTTCATAACCGTTGAAACACTTGCAATCTTATCATAAATCCGTGACGGGTCTTTCTTCCCTGGTTCATGCACAATACTAAGCATACAAGGCACACCAAGAAGCTTAGTGACATCAAAGGCTTTAGCCTCGTCATCAGTAAATCCTTTGCCCCTCCACGAGGTCAGGAAGGCCCGTAGGCTTGACTTCTCGTGCATCGACAACGTGAACTCCTTAGAGATCGCTTGTGGTTGTTCGCCCTTCTCTGGATTGAACACTTTCATCTCAGTTGGAAGTTCCCAAGTGATCCTGACCTTGTTCACTTGTTTTTCGAGTCCTTGGAACTCTTCTTTGATAGTCCCAATCTGGACCATCGAATAACACCTTGCCAGATAAGTTCCGGCCGGAATTGGCTCATAAGATGAGCCGCCTGAATTGGTTGCGGTTATCGCCATTGTTTTTGTTTTTTAAAGTTTCGACAAAGATAAATCAATTATTTCATTTGCAACAAAAAAAAGTAAAAAGGACAAAAAAATAGGTCAGAAAATCCGACCTAATTTCAACATGAATAACAAATTGATAACCATTACTATTTTCTAAATCGTTTGTGTCTTGTCGCTTCTATGTGTAGAGCAGCAAGTGCATTCTCCTCACAGTCAAGGATTTTCGGTTTACATCCTTCAACTGTTTCGGCCCATTTAAATCTGTCAGTATGCCTTGTGATTGCGTACTTTGGTATGTTGTAAAGCCGTGAAAAATCAGATGGCGTTAGAGCCATAACTACTTTTTCCGCTTGTCGTTTCTTTCCCATATTGAAAATATCTGTTGCAATACTATGCAACTTTTTGCAATATTGAAAGAAATAATGCCGGGCTTTTCAATGTCAATAATTCCATACAATAAAATAGGAGAGTTCCAACCTTATATCGGATCAGAGGATAACTTCCAGAAAGCCGTTGCTCGGTATCTGGATGCCAAAGGTGTGCTATGGTTTCATTGTCCGAATGGAGGCCACAGGAACGTAGCTGAAGCTGCTAAACTCAAAGCGATGGGAGTCAAGGCCGGAATCCCTGACATCCTGATTTTAGAGCCTCGCAAGAACTGCTACGGATTTGCAATCGAACTGAAGGTTGGAAAAAATAAATGCACAGATCATCAGAATGAAATGCGTAGGCACTTCATAGCCCACAATTGGCACGTCCTTGTCAGCTACTCGCTCGACCAGGTGATTTATGAAATTGATAAATATTTTAGCTGATAATTTGCAACAGAAAAAAATAGATTATTCATTTGCAAAAAATAACAAAAACAAAAAATCATGGATACCATCGGAACAGGCAAGGCGAAAGAAAGCCTCCTAACTAAAATTGATAAGTTGGAAAAGAAATCTGAATCCAGACGGAAGCAGGTCGAGTATTGGAGAGACAAGAGTAATTCTTGGGAAGAAAAGTTCTTCTTCGTACAAGATCAAATGGTCGCTGAAAATCAGGAAATAACCAAAAAACTGGAAACCATTGAGACCAAATACAAATGGGCCAATGAAGCTCATAAGATTATGAAGCAATCCAACGAGGAACTTCTGGAGCGTTGCCGACTTGCTGAAAGTGGTGAATTGGTTAGCAAAATGGAAGTGAAGAACCAGAAAGTTGAAATCATGTTGATGAAAGGTGATTTGGAATTTTACCAAAACGAATTTGAAACTTTGAAGAAGGATCACGAAGACCTTCACAATGATCAGAAGTACACGAAGGTACTTACCTGGGTGGGTTGGATCATGTTCTTCACGACTCTTTTTGGTTTCATATTTTTACGTTCCTAACCATGACACAGGAAGAAATCAAATCCACGTTGCAGCCCTTACTGAAAGCCATTCAAAAGGCTGAACAGGAATATGCAGAGGCCAAGGCGTTGATCAAAACGGCCATTGCGAAACCGTATATGAATAAGCCTTGCAGGATCACCAAAGGTAACTTTGAAGACAATCAAGGCCGGATTGTGAACGTGGTAATTGATCCGAATTATGATGTGTGGTTTCTGGTACAAATTGGAGAGGATGCTCATTATTATCCAATCGAATATCTGGAAGTCTTTTTAGAGAAATGATATTTTAGTATATTTGCAATGCCGAAAGGCCGGGATTGGAACCCTGAAAATTAACAATGAAAGACTTTATTAGCCCCTCTCGGTGGACCTGTGCAGTTTGTTTAATCTGCGTTCCAAACAGGAAAACCGGGCGGGGTTTTTATTTTTATGATTGAGAACAAAAAGACACTTTTTATAGGCGATTGTGGGATTCAAATTGTTTATCAAAAATCCGAAGAAGATGAATTTGGATTGATAGAAATTCAGAAAACAAAAATGGATACTGATGAAATAATAGAACAATTAGACTTTTTTGTTGATAAAGATACTATCATAGAGATTCGGGAGTTTTTTATAAAAGTTAGCAATGAATGGATATGAATTAAGCCGGAACTGGTTTGATTGGTCTTTTGAAAATCCAGAATTAATAACTCCAACTCACACCGCTATTTATTTTTTTGCGATTGAGCATTGCAACCGATTAGGTTGGAAAGACAAGTTTGGTTTTCCAACCCAGATGGCGATGGATGCAATCGGAGTTAAGAAGCATCAAACCTTTACAAAACATTTTACCGATTTGGTCGAATGGGGGTTTATTGGATTGGTTCAAAAATCGAAAAATCAATACTCTGCTAACATCATTAGTCTTAAAAGTGCTATGCCAAAAAACGGCAAAGCATTGGACAAAGCAATGATAAAGCACGGGGCAAAGCAAAGTCAAAGCACTGGGCAAAGCATGGACAGTATAGATAAACAAGAAACAAATAAACAAGGAACAATAAACGTGTCAGAACGCAAATTGAAATTTGCTTCCACTCTCGAACCTTTCCAAAAATTATATCCTAAACAAATGCTTTCTGATTTTTACAAATATTGGGGCGAACTCAATAAGTCAGGAACGAAATTCAAACAGGAACTTGAAAAGACTTGGGATTTGGAAAGGAGACTTGAAATGTGGGCAAGACGTGATAAAGATTTTAATAAAAATCAAACAACTCATTCCGGCCCTCTGGCCTTTTCTTCCAAAACAATTAACAAATGAAACAACCAGAACTTGAACAAGTCATCCTCGGATCGGTCATAATCGACCGGGATGCACAGATTGAATTTTTCGCACTTGTAAACTCTGCTGATGTATTCACAGAGGAAAAGCACAAAACGATTTATCAGGCTCTAAAAGCCTTGTATGATGACAACCTACCCATCGACATTTTGACGATCGCAGAATGGGCTAAAAAGGCCGGAACATACAAGGCCATCGGTGGTGGTAAGACATTGGCTCAATTGTCTGGCAAGGTTTCATCGGCCGCACATTTCTCAATCCACATCCGCTATCTACTGGAAGCCTATGTGAAACGTGGAATAGGATCGTTTGCTCAACAACTCCTAACCTCGTCAGTCAATGATGTGGATGATGTCTTTGAACGGGTCGCAAAGGTTCAGACCGGATTGGAAAACCTAATCAACCAGGTCATCATCAAAGACGAAAAAAGCATCTCCGAAACCCTTCGTGAGATTCGTGAAAAATGGGAGATTGAAAACATCTCAGGACTTGCAGGTATGTCAACCGGATTGAATACTCTTGACAAGGCCACAGGCGGACTTGTAGACACGGATTTGATCGTTATGGGTGCAAGGCCCGGTCAAGGTAAAACGGCCTTCCTGATGAGCCTAATACAGTCCTATTGCAAGCGAGGCATTCCAGTTGGGATGTTCAGTTTAGAAATGGGGCAGGTTCAACTGGTTCAAAGGTTGCTCTCTATGGAGTCGGATGTATTTGCCTATAAAATCCGAAACGATAAATACGATAATTACGACCGTCAGAGACTCTACGATGCCGCATCGAGGATTGACAAATGGCCTTTGTACATCAATGACGAAGCCGGAATGACATTGCGAAGATTACGAACTAGGGCGCACATCTGGAAAAAACAACACGGGATAAAGCTGCTCTGTGTGGATTACCTGCAACTGATGTCGAGTGACAACAAGAAAGGAAATCGTGAATCTGAGATCAGCGAGATTTCAAGAGGACTTAAGATTTTAGCGAAGGATCTGCAAATTCCGATCATTGCCTTGTCCCAACTATCCAGAGCCGTTGAAGCCCGTCAGGACAAGATGCCGCAATTGTCAGACCTGCGTGAATCTGGAGCAATTGAACAAGATGCTGATTCGATTTGGTTCCTGATGCGACCGGGTTACTATCCGCAATTCCGTGAATCCAGAACGACAATGGTTGAAGGGGATGAATTTGAAACAGAAAACCTCTGCATACTTTCAATCGCAAAGTTCAGAGCCGGAGAAACGAAACTACTGGCGTTAAAATGGGATTCTAACATCATGAAATTTAGTGACTATGCATCAACCAATTTCTAAAGATAAATGCATCCAGATTCAACCGTTCGTGAATGCCTTGCAGAATCGGGTCAAAGATCAGACGGTCACTAAGATGGACATTTCAATTTTCATAACCCTGGTTAAAGACATCTTGAGAAATGATAAACCAGAACAAAACCGGTAACGGCAATTCAAAGGACATCCGGTTGATTGAACAGATGATTGAATCAGTCATCAGGAAACGGGATCACCACTACGACAAGGCCAAAACATTAAAGACCAAAAGCCAGATTCAGGAACACAAAGCCAATGCTGAATTTTATGATGGCCTGTTCTGGATGCTCAAAGACCATAAACGACTAAAAACCAAAGAAATAAGCTATGCAAGTTTACCAAAAGAAAAATAAAAAGATGGTTGATTATTCCGGCAACCAGAAAATAAGCTTCATGATTGCAGATGACCAGTTTGACCGATATTTGAGGGCATTGGGCCATTTGAACCGTTCACAGTTGATGCGTGATCTATTGATGAAGGCAGTTCGTGAAAAAGAGTTGGAAAAAGTTTTTCAAGAAAATTCTCATCTTTGATAAATGAAACACACATTGCTATTTATCATTATTGCGCTTGTCTATCTTACAGGATGCACAAAGCAAATGCCTGAAAGGGCATCATCCACCACCGATTTAACATTCGTTCCGCCCGATCTTGGAAATGATGAAGTTGAAGTGAAAGAGGATCATCCTAAAATCCTTTTACGGGGTCAGGCTGAACCCAACTTCTGGGATCCGACTTATCGGTCAAGAAAAACAATGAATGTATACATTGAACTGGATTACTCTTTGACAACCGCATGGGGTGCGAATGCCGATGCCAATCTGCAAAGGCTGTGCAATTCATCGTCTCAGATATTGGAGCGCATTGCAGGTCCAAAGATCAATCTGGTGAAGGTTAAGAAATGGACAACGCCTGATCCGTATGCCATCTATCCCGATGCAATGAGTGTGTTGTATTATTGGGGCAACGCCAATCCGTTGAAAAAAGACACATTCAACGTATTTATTTCGGGCAAAAACTTTGGCGGTATTGCCTACATAAGTCGGGAAAACGTAACGTCTGCCAGATATTCCGTTTGTGGGTTTGGTCAATCCATTCCGGGAGATGGGGAGTTTTACACCTATTCGGTGTATTGTTTCACCCATGAACTTCTTCATAATTTAGGCATCTCACACACGCAAAACTGTTGTGCATGGAAATCCCAAACAGGTGTGTCATTGGGCCGTCTGGATAGTTGCTATTCGGCTGAGATCACTTGTTCACCAACGCCAACCAATTGTTCAAGCACGACAAAAAGAATGGCTGGGGGTTTGAATAGTTATTGCCACTTGTACAATACGATGCAGTATACCCTGCATCCTGCCGTTGTACCAGTATTACACAAATCATTGTTCTACTCCAATCTGCCGGATTATTCAACTAATCCACCTCCTCCACCACCAACCGGAACCAACACCTTTAGAATTGCCGGAACGCCATATCAGCCCGGATACACAAGAGCAGACACGGCAAAGGCAGTTGATGGGAACGAGGCAACCAGATGGCTCACCGCAGGACCAACAACGCTGACATGGACGTTTGCTCAACCGGTAACACGGACGCAGGTTTATTTGAGTTCAGGATTCAATGGTGGCAGCCCGAACCAGACATTGACATTAACGGTCGATGGCGTGAATGTGCCTTTGGGATTTGACAAGAAAATTAAGTTCACTAAGGCGATCAATACGACCGGAAAGAGATTTGTGCTGACTACAACAGGAACAAGTAATATCAGCAGAATATTTGAAGTGAGTTTGAAATGACACCTAATGACAGCCCGGAAAGACGGGCAAATGGTGGAGGGGCGTAATGAGGCAAGGAGGCCGAGGCCCGTGTGGTTGCTATTCCGGTTCGATTCCGGACTCCACCGCTTATATGGGTTGAAAAGGTAAATGCCTCTGCCATTGGTGGGGGCTTTTTTACTCAACCTTTGTCGGTGGTTGGGATTCTATCCGATTCCGTTTTTTGACCAAATCCCAAAAGCCTGTTATAAACTGACCAAGGACATAGATCAGTATAGCATCAGACTTGTCTACCTTTTCGAATTTATAGAGCCATCCAAGGCCGAATAGAAGCCCTGCCGTCATCAGAGTGACAACGGCAAAGGTTATCGCTTCCATCCACCTCTGGAAGGTCATTACAGACCAGGGAATAATCCCTTGATCAGTCCGCCAATAAATCGACCTCGTTTTTCTGCCCTCTCTGACTTTGGCCCTTTCGCCAGATTAACAGAATCAAGGTACTGAACGCACAAGGCCAGATCATGAATCTGATGAGCCAATGAATCATTGTTATTCTGCAATACCTGGATTCTGACCGACTGAACCAACATCAATGAATCAACCTTGCGGTCAATCTTGGTGCGTTTCTGAATGTTGGACTGAATTTGATATTCAATGCCACCAAGGCCCATTGCAAGGACCGATAAGCCGATGATAACGTATTTCATAAAATTGATTTAATAAATTTTAAAAATCTATTCCAGAGTGACAATCTGCGTTGCCGGATCGCATCCTTTAAAATCAAAGGTTTGATCTGGGTTTCCCATTCTGGCTTACTCACATCCCTGACCCGTTTGTAGGTGTCCAAACTAGCATTGAAGCAACGCCAAACAAGCAGGATCAGCCAACCGTGATAAAACAGAAAGCCTTCGACCGATGAGAAACTTATATTCACATCAGCGAGTGAATACATCATTCTCATTGACCAATACGAGCATTGATCACCAACGGCATGAAACGAATCCTGCCGCAGGTTGCAAACGAATGTGGTTAGTATCTTCATTATTTCGACCAAATAACGTGCGAAGGTAATGCAGGATCACAGTCAACGTGAATAAATGATTTGTAAATCCCAATCCGGTTAAACCCGACCGCCTGAAGTGAGCAAAGAATCCTGTATCCTTCCGTTCCTGACGAATACCCGATGTCAGCCGCCCAACCTTTGGTATGCGATGAATTCGGTTCACCACCGACCGCCTTGTTATGAGCCGGAGTCCTGAAGCCTGAATTTATCTTAAAAGGAATTCCGCACAATGAACGGGCCTTGTCAAGTTTTATCAAAAAATCAGGCTGCATTTGTGAACCAGAACCAGGAGCATCCTTCGAATCGAATTCAGCGAGAGTGAAATGTTTCAGTACCATAAGGCAAATTTTAACCTAAAAATTATGTAATCAAAACGCCCTGAAAATCAGACGGATAAAAAATAATTGAAAAATATTTTACATTTCTTTTCAAATATGTTTGCAGAATTGAAAAGTAAGTATTTAATTTGTCTCAACAAACAGCAACAAAAACAAAAAAAGACATGACAACATCAAATGGCCTCAAAGTAAAATTTGCCAAAGAAACAGGAAACAAGTTTTTTATTAACACTTTTACAGGTAAAGCAAATTCTACAAGGTTCTATGCAATTAATGAATTAGGTCAAAAAGGATGTTTGCCTAACGAAAATACGCCTTACTACCCTTTAGGCGGTATAAAAGCATTGAAAGAGGTAATTGATATCTTAATCTGGATTTAGCCCCTCATTTTCTAACAATCAAAAAAAAAATAACCATGCAAAATTTCATTCCATTCATCGTAAAAATCGACCAGAACGCCAACACATTGGAAGTTCTAAAATCAGCCGGAGATAAAGCCTTCGGTAATCCAGAGGCCGCAATCAAATACCTCGGTGGTTTGCCTGACAATTGTCAATGCATCTCATCCGGTGATTATCGCCAATTTAGAAAGCAAGGATATACTATCACACGATCTGATTTAATCAATGCCTAAAGGAATCCCAAAAGACGGCCCTCGTAAATCCGGATGCGGTCGAAAGTCTGGAGAGCCAACCACAACAATCGCCTTCCGTGTGCCTCTCATTCATGAAGCCAGATTAAAACTAGCAATTCGAAACATGATTTCAGAACTGAAAAAACAAGACCCTCTTAATTGAGGGTTTTTTTATATTTGCAAAAACGATTTCAATTATGCCGCTAAAAAAAGGAAGTTCAGCTAAGACCATTTCATCCAATATCAAATCAGAGATGAAGTCAGGGAAGCCGCAGAAGCAAGCCGTTGCAATCGCACTCAGCACGGCAGGTAAGGCAAAGAAGACAAGCAAGAAGAAGATGTAGTATGGCTGAAAAGAAGTTCAAAAAGACGATAGGAGACAAGACCGTTAAGTTCGGGGCGAAGGGTTACTCCATCGCACCCGGAACTCCAAAAGGTGACTCCTATTGTGCCAGATCAGCCGGCATAAAGAAGTGCAAGAATCCACCCTGCCCGAATGACCTAAGCCGCCAAGCTTGGGGTTGTGAAGGCAAGAAATCAGTAAAATCAAAGGCAGTCAAATTTAAACGAACTTAAAAAAATGAAACCAGGATTATACGCTAACATCAATGCAAAGAAGAAACGCATTGAAGCCGGATCAGGTGAGAAGATGAACCGTGTTGGATCAAAGGCCGCACCGTCAGCAAAGGACTTCAAAGTGTCTGCAAAGACCGCAAAGAAGCCGACAAAGAAGAAATAGTCAATTCAAATCATTTACCGTGAGAACGGCACTACTTAATTATAATTATGGCATTAGGACGGCCCTCAATCTATGAAGAGCGATATTGCGATTTGTTAATTCAACACATGGCAAAGGGACTTTCTTATGAGTCTTTTGCCGGATTTTTAGGTGTTTCAAAACAAACCATCTACGATTGGGAGAAAGTAAATCCAGATTTTCTTGACTCCAAAAAAATAGGGGTTGAAAAATCAAGGCTCTTCTGGGAGCAACAAGGCATTGATGGTCTGTTCGATACCAAGGAATCAACCAAGGAAGAAGACGGCTCTTGGAACACCAAAGAACGCAAATTGAACGCATCGGTCTGGATTTTCAACATGAAAAACCGATTCATGCAAGAATGGAGAGACAAGCAAGAGATCGAAACAACACCGCCAGAACTTACTGTTCGAATAACCGGACCAGAACCACCAGAAGAAAAATAGTTTGTTTGCTAACTTTTCCCCGAAATAAATTAGCAAATGAATTACGAATTCGACCGTAAATGGTGGTTGCAATGGTACTGGCCTTTCGTAGAAACTCTCTACACAAAGGAAGGCCACTATGGCACAAGACAATCAGCCAAGAGTCACAACATAGCCAGAAAGCTAATCTACCATTCCTTTCAGCCTTACCAGTTCAATGTGATTCATTCCAGAAAGGTTTACTCAGACATCGAGGGTTCTACCTTTACTCTGCTCACGAACCTAATTTACAAGAACTTCAAGAATGATTTTATCATCCGCAAGAATCACTTTGAGATCATCAATAAGCACACGGGTAATTGGTTCAGGGGTCTGGGAATGGACAAGGCCGAAAAGGGTAAAGGTGTGGAAGGTGCTAACATTGCCTGGTTAAACGAGGCCAATCAGTTTACACGGGAAGATGTTGATTACATCGACACAACCCTACGAGGGGAAACAGGCGTTCCCATATCGCTCATAATGGACTGGAATCCTGAATCAATCAATCATTGGTTGAAACGGGAAGTTGACGAAAACAAAGACAAACCGGATTGCCTGTTCCACAAGTCAACCTTCTGGGATAATTACACCATTGACCGGGATGCACTACACGAACGCCTTCTAAGGATCAAAGGTCACGGGATGGAAGGCGAGAGAAGGTACAAGGTTTGGGCCTTGGGCGATTGGGGGGTTGAAGACATTGATTCAACCTTTGCCTATTCATTCGAAGCCGACAAGCACGTTGTAAAGGGCAGGATCAACATCAATCCTCAGTTTGAAATCTACCTTTCATTTGACTTTAACGTGACCAACACCTGCGGAGTCTATCAGTTCCTGAAGAACATCAAAGGCCAAAAGTATTACGCCACCATCAACAAGATCAAGACCTACCGAATCGGGGATCTGAAAATCCTTTGTGAAACAATCCGAGCTGAATTCCCAAAAGCAAAGTTCATCATCAACGGGGATGCATCTGGTCAAAACAAATCAGCATTCACATCTGATAACATCTCAGCCTACACGGCTATTAAATCGCATCTGCAATTGAATGATATGCAAATCCAGGTCGCATCTGCGAACCCGTCACACATCCAGTCCAGAGTCATCACCAACATGGTCCTTCAGCGTTGTAATGTCAGGATAGCTGAAGAAAATGATCTGCTCATCGAAGATTTAAAACAAGCACAGGTAGACCGGAAAGGAAGCCTTGACCCTTGGAAGCTGAAGAACCCGAACCTATCGCACAGTCTGGATGAGTTCAGATATTTTGTTTTCACTAATTTTCACGAAATTGCAAACGATTACGAAATTGATTGAACAAAATGAACTGCTGCAATACGTGTTACTCCATCTGTGAGCCTCTGATTAGTTGCTTTGAGGATTTGATTATCTACGTTCCAATTGGATACCTGGAGGACCAGATTAAAGTCAGGATCAAGAACGGACAAGGCCACGTGACATATCAGACCTTGGATGTACTCGGTGGTACTCACGTTGAGATCAATGTTGAAACGGCAGCAATCCCCGAAGGGTTCTTCTCATCCTATGGTGGCCCGTATGAAATCAGGTTTTTGAGTCCATCCTTGCAGGAATTGAATTTTGTTGCAGTTGACGGAAAGATGTATAATTGCATTTCATTCAATATTGCAAACGGATCAACAGATGAGACGGTTGCTTTTGTGAATGCCTTTTACACAGTTATTCCTGAAGACATGAATACAAACATTAACTACGTTTCAATTGCTCTCAATGAGCAACAGAATCAATTTGACGAACTTACATTTTTACAAGCTTTAAACAATCAACAATAATGGCATACATCGGCAATTGCGTTAGTCCTTTTTTTTACGGGCAAGGAAATTCGGTTACTGGGCCTACAGTTCAGCCAATACCAAGCGGTGGGATACCCGAACAACCCATTTCATTAAATCAAACCTTTTGGGTTGAGGCAAGAGATTTTTACGTTTCGGAATTATCATTAACCATAAGAGGTTATATGGTTAATTTTGTTCCATCTGGAAGCAATCATTTTCAAAAACAATGGTTGATTGACATACCGGGTAACGTAAATACAATTTCGGCTGCATTGACATTTTTCAACAGAAATCCAGAAGATAATTCAATTATTGATGGCGTTTTAATGACTTTATTAGCAGGTCAAGGGGATAACCTAAGCAGTCCAGTTTATTATGCTACTCCAACCAATAAGCTTCTTTCAAAAAGGGGTGAATTCACAATTGAACAACATTTTTTCCCGTGGCCCAATGCAACAAGTCCATATCCAAATTTGAATGTAAATGGGATTCAAAAAGGTTCAATTATTAAGTTTTTTGCAAATGATGGAAGCTATCTAATTTCATTTGATACTCCGCAAGACCTCAGGGGTTATTTAAATACATTCCCAGATTAATTTCAAAATTAATTTAATCCTTCTTGTAGTTTCAATTTTAGCTGCAAGAAGGATTTCTAACATCATGAGAATAGTTAACGGTCTTAAAGTTTTCACGCATGACGAGGCGGTTGATATGCTGAATCAGGATGAACCGAAGCCAGACAACGACACTAAATCAGCGTTTAAAATCCTATTGATTCTTTCAATCGTTGTCATTCTCGCAATCCTTTTCTTTTAATCAACCATGACAAACTATGAATCAAATTGTGGAGGCAAGCGCAGAGGATGCTGCATTATTAGCCCTGTTTCAGATTGCGATACTGTCGGCAATGCTATCATTGTTCTTGGACTATCTGATGGATCATATGCCGCCTTTCCAATGGTATCTCAACCAGTTAAGCCAACTGCCCGAAAACATCGCAAAGCCCCTCGGTGAATGCCTCTTTTGTTCGGGTGCATGGCAATACCTTATCATCTCAATATTTTACTTTAATCAACCTATATGGCTTTCAATATTTGGCCTTGGAATAAACCATCTGGCACTCAAACTACTGGCATACTTACGCAGCAAGATCAACCTGTAACACCTCAATACAATGGGACTGCCGACCGGAAACATTGGGATAAGATCAAGTTTGCGTTTCGTTCTGGTGACAAGAACTATTTCTGCTTTGGTCACGACATCAACATTCCTTACGAGAGGATGCACGCAGCCATTGACATTTATCGGGAGTTGGATGCGGCAGTTAATCCGGTGTACCTGGATAGCCATTGTAAAGCCGTTGATGCCGTTCTGGAATCCGAAAAGATCAAGACCAACAAGAAACTAATTGAGATCGGTATATTGAACGCCAGACTCAAAGAACGCAAAGAACTGGCTATCTCTGTCCAGATTCAAATCAAACTGGCAACGGTCAAATACTTTGACGAGATCGAAAATCCGTTCAGTTATCAGCACGATTATAACAAGACCAAGATTGAACATTGGGCTAAATATGCCGATGTTCCCACTTTTTTTTTGAGTCTTCCGGAAAATCAATATCTGACTACTGGAGACGAATTACAGAGGAGTTTGAACACCTATTTAACGGGGGAAACTCTGATGAATTTAAAGATGTTAGAGCATCATATTACATTACTTGCCTCCGAGACTTCAAACGCAGATTCAACGAAAATCTTAGCTTTGCAAAAGGAATGGGAACAGACCTTTCTCAATTGGTCGAACAACCCCTCTATACTTACTATCTGATGTACTCGCATTGGGTAGCATCACTTAAGCAAGACAAATCCAATGCGAAAAAATGAGTACCTTAAGTACCAATCAGATTGTTGTCGAATACATCATCAAGGAGGGTGATATTCAAAAGGCTCAACAGAACTTTGATAAACTGACCGAGGCTGAAAAAAGGGCGATTCTTGAAACCAAGAAACTCAATGCCGAAATACTCAATGTTGGTTCATCATCTGAAAAGGCATTTGTATCTGCATTGACTCCCATAAAGAATTCAAGTGATGCAGTTAGATCGTTTACAACTAATCTGAAAACGGCAGCACAGGCGGCAGTTGAAGCAGGTAACAAGGCAAGTGCAGGATTTACCGGAATAACCGCAGCCGAAAAGAAAGCCGAGGCCGGAGCAAAGGCGTTCAATGATAAGTTAGTTCAACTCAATACCACCCTTGTTACAACAGGTCGTGAAGGTAGAAAATCAACAGAACAGGTTGCAGGTGGGATGAAAAACATTGGCGGTATTGCCGATGGATTAGGCCCAATGATTAAACGGGCATTTGCCGGAGCAGCACTAATCGAATTCACTAAAAAGATATTTACAACTACTGCCGCCTTTGAAGGTTTAAGAACGACAATTGACTATGCAACCGAGGGCCAACAAGAAAACGGGAAAGCGTTTCAATATCTGACCAATCTGGCTAATACATACGGCAAAGACCTGCAATCCCTTGCCGGAACTTATTCATCGTTTACTGCCTCATCCAATCTGGCAGGTATTAAACTGGAAGAATCCAATAAGATATTTGAAGCTGCCGTCAAAGCATCAACAGCACTTGGCAAATCAAATGAGGATACACAAGGCATCCTTTTGGCCTTCTCTCAAATCGTTTCAAAAGGTACGGTTCAGGCTGAAGAGTTAAGAGGCCAGATCGGTGAACGAATTCCTGGTGCTTTCAATCTTGCCGCCAAAGCGATGGGAGTGACCACAAAGGAACTCAATAAAATGCTCGAACAAGGTCAGGTCATATCGGCTGATTTCCTTCCAAAGTTCGCAGTTGAATTAGAGAATGCCTTTGGGGCGGCAGCTGAAAAGAAGGTAAATAGTTTAAGTTCTTCTTTAGGTCGTTTTAAAACAGCCTATGATCGGTTTCTTGAATCGCCTGGAATATCGAGATTGATTCAACGTGAACTAAATATTTGGTCGGGTTATTTGAATTCTCTTCGTGAACTAACTACATCGGAAGATGAATTGAAAAAAGAACGTGAGGCCAAAGTTGAATCAAACATCACAACGAACCTGAAGAACGAACTGGAAGCACGATTAAAGGCCGTTCAGGAAAGCACTAACAAGAACGCCACAATGGATCAGATTGTTATGCAGAAGTACGTTGAGACATTGGCGTTTCAGTCTAAATATGAGACTGAGGTCACTAATCAAAAAATCATAACCGCTAACTCATGGAATAAGGTCTCATTAAAAACGGCTCAAGACAATTTAAAGAATACCAATATTGTTTTGGATGCTCTTGAAAAAGAAATCAAAGGGTATGAGATTAATGAAAAAACAAAGGTTGAACTGACCGAAAAGGAAAAGAAAGCCCTTGAAGATGCAAAGAAAAAAGAATACCAATTAAGACTTCAAAATCTGGAAAGATTAAAACAGATAAGAGAAATTGAATTAACTCTACAAGGAGTTCCAGAAGCAGGATTAATTGCCGAAAAAGAGTTTCTTAATAAGAAATATAATCTACAACTTGAATATTTTGGTAAAGTTAAGGAGTTAACACAAACTGAAATTAAATTGACCGAAAAGCAAGCCGAAAAGAGTTTGTTTGATTTAAAACAATACTATGAAGGTTTGAAAATGGTCAATAAGACCGCAACTGCTGATTTTGCCAAAGACAATACAAAAGCATTGGATGCAGAGCAGGATGCCGGAATAATCAGGATGAAAAACTGGTCAAAAATGTATGAAGCTAATTTGGAGGATGAAGTTAAAGCAAAGAAAAAAGCCGAAGAGGAAAAAGCCCAAGCAACACAAATCTATTATGATATAGCTGCCAACTCAGTTCAATCTCTTTTTGATATCCAACAACAAAACATTCAAAATGAAATCACATTACTTAATCGTAAGTATTCCGAGGAAATTCGTCTGGCAGGTGACAATCAACAAAAGGTTTTAGAGTTAAAACAAAAGCAAGAAGCCGAAGAAAAAGCATTGCGGAGAAAGGCATTTGAAGCCCAACGAATGGCCGCAGTTTCTCAAGTTATATTTAATGTTGCTCCAATCATTGCCCAACATTTAGCCAAAGTTGTTACTGCACCCCTAGCCATTGCAGCTTATGCTTCAGCAGCCGCACAAATAGGATTCATTCTTGCCCAACCAGTTCCAGAGTTCAAAGAAGGAACGAAAGGTAAGCCCTTCAAAGGAGGAAAGGCCATTGTCGGTGAGATCGGTAAAGAGTGGGTTGTGACTACATCGGGTCAAGTTTACGAAACACCAGGAGTAGCTACCTTGGTTGACCTGCCGAAAGGATCACAAGTGATTCCGCATCACGAGGTGATCAAATCCGAAAGGTTCATGGGTTCAAAGCTGATGAATCAGGGCCGTGGTGAGTCTGGAAATGGTCACATAGTAAGTGAACTAATTTCAATCAAAGAAACCTTGTCAAAGCTACCAATCACATCCCTGACGATGGATGAAAGAGGGTTCACAAAGAAGATTCAAACCAAATCAAGAGAAACCAGAATCCTGAACAATCGTTTTGGTAATTAGTTCTTTTTGTTGCTACTTTGCGGAATAGGTTTTTTATCCATCTTTTTTGTTTTTTCGCTTGTTTTCAAAAAGCCCGGCTCATAAGGTCGGGTTTTTTGTTGCAAAATAGTTTGATAGTTTAATTCTCTTGTTTAGTTTTGTTGCAAATTAAAACAAACGAAAAATGAAAATTACCAATTTAGAAGACGTAGAAAATCAAGCTAAAGAATTGATTTTGTTTGCAGAGCAAAATGATCATTCAGCATTTATAATGTTTGTTGAAAAAAGATCTGAATCAATCTATTCTAATATGATTGGAACGCAGCCCGATTTATTGAATGGCCTTATTCATTTAATGAACACGGAAACTGATTTTTTGGATTTAATTTATACCACCGTAAAAACGTGGCAACAAGATAAAATTTCAATGAATTAAAAGGATAAATGTTTATTTCCATAGATTTTTTTTGAATAAAGAGCCTCACATATTGTGGGGCTTTTTTTATTTACCTTTGTCCTATGGCAGGATGGAAGTTTTACTTAAACAATATTCAGGTTGCTGAACCAATCGGTTTTGACGCAATCGAATTCACGGCCAAACGGCTACCTTCTTACGGCATTGATTCGCCATTCTCAACTGAACTGACATTCACCGGCAAGGCCGCAAAGCTGATCAAGGCTGAATATGATGTTCACTACATCAATGCCGAAATCGCCATCCTGATTCAGTCGGATGTCAATGTGAACGGTTCAGCCTATGCCTTTAATGGATTCCTGAACCTTTCGATCTACTCTGAAAAGAACGTCTGTGATACCAATGGATTCGAAGTGACCGTTGGAATAATTGAAGACAATTTCCGTGAAAGGTTTTTGGCCCGGCAGAACGTAGAGATTGATCTGTTGTCCGCAAAGGACTTGGATGAAAACGTAATCACTCCGGTTGATCTGGACACGATTACAACGCATTCTCAAGAATTGTTCCTTCAGGCAGATGCGATACAATACGATCCAAGATTTTATAATAACATCATTACCGAACCTGTTTTTCTGGTCTTTTGGAGAAATTCTGATTTTAAGGGTGTTTTTGGTAATACGTTCGATATTACTGGTAATATCGTTTCTAACACAAATGTGATATTTGTAAACAACTCAGACGAGACGAGAGAAATGCTATTTTCCGGTCGTGCAGTTGTATCGGTTAGGAATAATCACCCATTTAATACAAATAGAGCATTTGTAACAATTGGTCAATATGATGGTTCAGGTGGAGCAACTGGAATCTTTACTACTGTTTTTGCAACACCGAACATTAACCCATTAAGTACATACTTAATTGACTATACCTTTACCCAAATCCCTATTACAGTTCAGGCTGATTACAGAGTTGCATATTTTTTATCTCTTGACTTTAGCCCAATTTATGGCTATGATTTAACTTTTGCCGATACCAACACATTAAGGCTAGAAGAATTTAATTCTACAACTGCATCTCTGACAAACGGTCTTACTGTATTTAAAGCACTTCAAACCGCAATTTATCTAATCACAGGCGATCCTAACGGGTTAGTATCGGATACATTTACTGATCCAGATGGTTGTTTATGGAATAACTTCATTACAACTGGATTGCTGATTCGTAATGCAACGCCAGGAGAAGGAACACAATTCCCAATAAAAACATCATTTGAAAAGTTATTTGAAGGGCTAAACCGGATATTCTGCCTTGGTTGGCAATTTGAACAAGACGTTTACGGTTCTTGGAAACTCAGAGTTGAAAAGGCTGATTACTTTTTTAACAGTAACGCAGTCGTTCATTCATTCCCGAAGGTTGGTCAAATCGTGCAAAGTGCAATGTCCGACAAACTGGTAAACAATATTAAAATTGGATATTCAGACAAATTCAAAAACATTGCAGTATCAGCACTAACTGAAATCAATGCAGACCGGAACTATTTCATCGCCAATAAAGCAAGGGCTGACAATTCATCTGTTAGTCTGAATCTATTATCCGACATCATTGGCTCTGGTTATGCGATTGAGTTTTACAGACGATTGCAATTTCTTCGTGAAGATTCTGGATCATCCGATAGACCGAATGATTATGATCTTTTCATCATCTGGATCAATCGGTATGAGGTTACAGTTGATCTCGATACAGAAACTGGAAGTGGTTACGGGCTAGAAGGTGAAACGGGAAGTAAGACATTTCCACCGGGAACAGTTAGCTACGGTTCAAACTTCATCGCTGAATCCAACGGCCCAATTGACCGTGTTTACAATGTCTTCAATTCACCTGCTCGGATAGCTGCTCGGTGGTGGAAGATACTTGGTATGCACACCTATGGCTTACCAACGGCCAAGGCGATCCTTGCCTTTCAGGTAGGGCAGTACAATACGGATTATTCCAGTCGGATTGATTCGACAAGTGAACCAGAAGGATGCATGGAGGTAATCAATGGTGCATCTGATGTACTCTTTGAAAATACCAACATCGGACCGGATATCTTAGTTCCTGGTGAAGCGGAGTACCTGATGAAACCAATTACGGTTGAATTTGACGCACCACAAACCCTCTGTTCATTCATTGACATGAGTTACAACGGTAACGGGTTGGTTCGTGTCACATCTGGAAGTCTCGAACTGTTCGGATTCATTGAAGATGCGACCAATAAACCACAAGACCCCAATTCTGGAATTTCAACTTTAAAATTAACTTTGGCAAATAAAATCGGGGATGCAAAAGCCTTTTCAGATGGATTTTCAGACGGATTTTCTTAAACGAATAAAAAACAATGGCAACAGCAAAATCATTACCGGAATTAAATTCACAGGTAGATAGTAATTTTCCTAATAACACCACGAAGTTAATCACTCCGACTTTACTCAGGGGTCAGCAAAAGGATTTTATCGTATCTACTCCTTATTCTTTTTTTGATGGCGTTCCGGGTGCAGGTCAAAATGTTGCAGCAGGGTATTTGATTGGCAAAAGCAGAATTATTGATTTTAACACTCAAATTGAGTATCTATATTCTTCAGGAACAACTACCGCAGTTTGGACGGTAATTACTGCAAGCGGATCACCAGGAGGATCATCAACTCAGCTACAATACAATAACGCAGGGGCTTTTGGTGGCATTTCTGGGGCTACTACAAACGGGACTGCTGTAACATTTGCCGCAGGTGCATTAATTGGAACAGACTTCAAAGCAAGTGGAAGCGGTGGCATTTCAATTCTTAATAATTCAGGTACTGAAGTTGCCTCATTCGGTTCTGCCGCAGGAACAGGTGTTTCCTTGAATGGTGCAACAAATATTGGTGCTGCCTCTGCCGATTACTGGGGATTTGCAGGAGGTACAGGAACGATTGCAATGACGGCAACCGGATCGTCATCAAACATCAATATAAACCTTGTACCAAAAGGAACGGGAGTTCTTCAGTCGAATGGCGTTGAAGTGGTAACGATATCAGGATCACAAACCTTAACCAATAAGACACTAACATCTCCTGTAATCAATGTCGGATCGGATGCAACAGGTGACATATACTACCGAAACTCAGGAGGGGCATTCACAAGGCTTGCGGCAGGAACAAACGGACATGTATTAACTTTATCGGCAGGCATTCCTTCGTGGGCATCAGCAGGAGTAGCTACTATGGCAATCGGTGGTTCAATCACAAGTGCCACAGCAGGAAGTGTTTTATTTGCAGGGGTTAGTGGGGTGTTGGCACAAGACAACTCCAATTTCTTTTTTGACGATACCAACAACCGATTGGGTATTGGATTTGGAACAACTATTTCCGCAAGATTAGCCTTAGGTGCAGGAACGGCATCTGTTCCACACTTTACCCTAACACCATCCTCTGCGGCATTCACCGGAACAACTGACGGAATGCTGACATATCAGAATGTTTCCTCTGTTCCAAATCTGGTGCTTTACAAAGGCACGGGAGCAACCAATGTATTGACAACGGCAAGGAACTCTGACTTTGCCACAGGTTCAGCCTCTGGGGTACTTATTGCCGATATATCTGGAAATATTACCAAGTCAGGTGACTTGACGGCATTGGGAATATTTACTCAGACAAATACAATAACGGTAGCCAATACAGCAACCTCTACAACACTACTTGGAACATTAATTGGAAGCTCCACATTACCTTCCAGTTTTTTTGCAGTAGGTAAGACGATTAAAATATTTGTATCAGGAACTTATAACCAAGACTCAGGTGGTCAAGATTGTGCTTTAAAATTGACCATCGGTGGTGTAGCGGTTGGAACAATAACCTTTTCCCACAATG